GTTTCTTTTTTATCTCTTATAGGTAAGCCTACTAATACTTCATCGTCTTCAGCTAATTTAATCGCCTTTACTCCTGCTGTAACTCTGCCTATTGCCGCAATCTCCTTAGTTTCAAAATGAATTGAATAACCTTTTTTAGTTATAATAATCATATCTTCATCATTCATTAATTCAATATTAGCAATGCTATCTCCATCTTTAAGATTAATAGCGGCTATACCTGTACTTCTTTTAGTTTTAGTATATTCTTCTAATAAAGTCTTTTTAAATAAACCTTGTTTAGTTATAAATACAACATATTTATTTTCATTTTCTCTTGCTAAATTAGTAATAGCAATAACTTTTTCATCATTTTCTAAATTAATTAATGTAGATACATTAGCACCTTTTGATACATTTGTTCCTACAGGAATATTATCTACTATCATTCTATACATTTTACCTTTATTTGTAAACAATAATAAAGCATCAACAGTATTAGTTCTAATAGTAGCCATTACTACATCATCAGCAGTTTTTACGCCCTTGCCGCCTTTTCTTTGTGTTCTAAAACTAGCTTTAGGTATTCTTTTAATATCTCCCGTTTGCGATAGCATAACAACAACGTCTTCAGGAATAACTTCTGCAATTTCTTTTTCTTCTTTTGGAACTTCAATTTGTACTAATTCAGTTCTTCTTGCATCTCCATATTTTTTAACTAAATCATCTAATCTACCTAGAATAACATTTAATTGTTCAGTTTCTGAACCTAATATTTTATTTAAATCGTCTATTGTTTCATTTAATTTAGCTTTTTCATCATTAAGTTCAACGCCTTCAAGTTTAGCTAAACTACCTAATCTCATAGCTACGATAGATTTTGCTTGAGGTTCAGTAAATCCAAACTCACTTACTAATCCATCTTTTGCGGCAGCACTACTAGCAGATTTTTTAATAAATGCAATTATAGTATCAATATCTTGTAATGCTTTTAATAAACCTTCTACTATTTCTAAGCGGGCTTCCGCTTTCTCTAAATCAAAATTACACTCTTTAATTAAACATTCAATATTATGTTCAATATATATTTTAATACAATCTTTTAAATTAACTTCTGTTGGAGTTTTATTTATTAAAGCAACTTGATTATATGAAAAACTTGTTTGTAAATTAGTTTTTGCAAATAATTTATTTGCTATTACATCAGGATTAACATCTTTTTTACATTCTATAACAATTCTTAATCCTTTTTTATTACTTTCATTTCGTATATTAGTTATTTCACTTAACTCTTCTTCTGCTACTTTACCTATTTCCGCAATAAGTGCTTCTGTTGATGTTCCATAAGGTATTTCATAAAATACTAAATTTTGTTTTTCTACTTTATATTTACCTCTAATTTTTACACTACCATGACCGCTTCTCATAATTGCAGGAACATCATCTTTATTAATTACTATACCTCCAGTTGGAAAGTCTGGTCCAGGTAACATAGGTTCTTCGCCCTTAACATAATCATGAATTGCTTGCGCTACTTCTTTTAAATTATGTGGAGCAAAATTACAAGCCATAGCAACACCAATACCCGTGTTTGGATTACATAATAAGTTAGGGAATATAGCAGGTAATGTTACTGGCTCCTCTATTGTTTCATCATAATTAGGAATAAAATCTACATTTTTTTTCTTCAATCCTTTTAATATTCCATCTTCTGTAATTTTTGATAGTCTTGCTTCTGTATAACGATATGCAGCAGGCCCATCTCCATTAATGCTACCTTGATTACCATGAAAATCTATAAGAGGATATCTCATAATCCAAGGTTGAGATAATCTTACAAGAGCCCCATATATTGAAGAATCGCCATGAGGATGTAAAGACCCCATTACATCTCCTACGATTCTGGCACATTTAACATGTGGTTTGCTAGAAACTCTTCCCCCTTCTAACATTCCAAATAAAATTCTTCTTGCAACTGGTTTTAATCCACTTTTGGAATCTGGCAAAGCTCTATCAGAATTGCAAGCTGCAGCATATTCTATAAAATTGGTACTTAATTCTTTTATTAATTCATTTGTATTATCCATTTTTATCCTTTTCCTCCTCTACGACATTTACAATATATTTACTTGTTTTTAATAATAAATCTTTTAAAGAGATAATATCATAAATAGTATAAGGAATTCTTATTAAAGGAATATTATTCTCTTTACATCATTTGTTTTTAATTTTATCATTATTTTTAACTTTTATCAAATTTTCTTTATTATTTCAACCTTGATTATTACAATAATAATGTACATTTCCATCATATTCTATTAAATAATTTTCATTTGGAATATAAAAATCAAATCTAGCTTTAATATTATTCCCTACTCTACAATTATCAAATTGTTTTTGTGTTTCAAAAATAATATTATTTTGTTCTAAAATAGATTGAATTTTTGCTTCTCCTTTTGAAGAAAGACAACCACAACTCATTGTTGAGTAAGTTTTTAATTTTGAGGCAGCCACTTGGCAATGATTTCCGCAATCACATTTACATTGTCATAAAATAGAAGTGCCTCCTTTTTCAGGAATACCCAAACTATATAAAGCAGTTAATCTTCCAAATTTTTGATTAGTTAAATCTAATGCTAAACTTTTGTTTCGTTTTACAATATTTTCAGAAGCTTTTTTCTTTTGTAGGCATCCACAAGATTTTGTATGACCAGATTTAAGAGCGTCTGATCTAGTAATAAACTCTTTTCCACAAAAGCATCTACATAACCATTGTGGCTTTGCGCCTTTATTTTCAGCTCTTTCAATAACAGTTACACCACTCTCTGTGGTGTAACCTATTAAATCTTTTACTTTACCAGCCATAACTAAACCTCATAAGTAGCTTCATGACTATGTTCTTTAATAAATTGTTTTCTTGGAATAACTGAATTACCCATAAGGTCATCAAATAAGTCATCTGTCTTTTTAATATCTTCAACAGTAATTTGTTTAATAATTCTTTTGTCTTCATCCACAAGGATTGAGGTCTCTTCTACATTCATCTCCCCTAATCCTTTAAGACGGTTTACTATATATTTTTTATCTGCATTTTTTTGTCTATAATCTTCAAGAGCAGCATCATCTTTTAAATATATATATTTATCTTTATTTTCAGTAATTTTATAAAGTGGGGGCACTCCCGCATATATATACCCATCTATAATTAATTGAGGACAAAAAGTCCATATAAAAGTATAAAACAGGTTCTTGATATGACTTCCATCAATATCTGCATCACTCTCAATTATAATTTTTCCATATCGAAGATCTTCTTCTTTATAAGTTAACTTCATTGTTTTTGTATCTACAGTTAAACCAAATGCTTCAATCATAGTCATAATTTCCGCATTTTTTTGAATTTTATCCAAAGAAGATTTTCTTACGTTTAAGATTTTACCTCTAATTGGCATTATTGCGGTATATTCATTATCACGAGCCATTTTTAAATTCCCAGCTGCACTATCCCCTTCAACTATATATATTTCGCATTTACTTCTATCTTTTGAATAGCAATCTGCAAGTTTACTATCAAATTTTAATGCTTTTTCTTTTTTCTTATTTGTTTCTCTTACTCTCTCACGAGCATTTTTAGCTGCCTCTCTAGCTTTTCTAGCGGCTGCCGCCTTATCAAATATATTTTTTATTTCTTTTTCATTGTTATTAAACCATACTGATAAAGTATCTGCTAATGTTTGAGTAAATGGTGCCATATCTATTTTAGTTACTGTTGATTTAACTTGAGCATCATATCCAATATTAGGAGCTGTAATATTAAATACTATATACATTCCCTCTTGAATGTCATCTCCAGTTAAATTCTCATCTTTATCTTTTAACCATTTTTTATCTCTAAAGAATTTATTAAATTCTCTTGTAATAATAGTTTTAACTTGAGTTATATGAGGTCCTTTTTCTGTAAGACCTGTATTTACATAAGGAATTAATGTTAATGAATAGTTAGAGGTATATGTTAATACCATATCCATTTTATTTTTACCTTCTGTAAAATTCATATTAAATCTATTACTTATTATTTCTTTATCTTTTACAGCTTTATCAACTAAATCATTTAATCCATTTTGAGAATAAAAATTAAATTGTTCTCCATCTATATTACAATTAATATGTAATCCAGGGCATAGACAAGTGATAACATCAAACAAATCTTTTATTTTACTAACTTCAATAGATGTGTGTGTAAAGAATTCTTCACTTGGAGTCCATTCTACTGTTGTTCCAGTTTCACCTGAATTTACTACGTCAGTTTCTCTTTTATCAAAAACTCCTTCTTTAAAATATACAGTTTCACTTTTACCGTCTCTATATGTAGTAACTTTTAATTTATGAGATAAGAAAGTTGTAATTTTTGAACCAATACCAAATGAACCTAATGAAGTTCCTTCGTATGTTCCATCTTCACGATATTTTCCTGATGTGTTAAGCACACTAAAAGCAGCCTCAAGAACGGTTTTACCATCTTCACGCATCTCATTAACTAAAAAACCTTGTCCATAGTCATGAACTATAATATTTGTATCTTTATCTTTATTATTTATTAATATATCAATAGCCTCACCATGTCCTAATCTGAATTCATCTACTGCATTAGAAACTATTTCAACTAATAATTGAGTTGAATAAGTACAATCACCAGCATAGACTTGAGGTCTAAGACGAGTAAACTCTAATGGAGCTAGCGACTCTATAGAATCTTTTGTATACATTCCTTTTTGTTGTTTATTCATATTTTATATCTCCTTTCTTTATTCTATATATTTCCATTTAAATCCTCCACAGCTGTTTCTTTTTCCTGAACATACTTTGCTAATAGCACTTGCATCACAATTATTTTCTCTACTTGCTAATGCAATAGTATCATAAATATCAATAACTTGTAAGGTTTTTAAATCTATTTTAGCAACTTTCCTACTAGAAGATTGTACCTGCGTTGTGCCTGGAAGTCCCTTATATTGGTCTCTTATGTATTCTGGAATAATAAGATTATTATTATCATCAATCCATACAAAATATGCCCCTCCAGTACTTTTTCTTTCTCCTCTGCAACAAGAGCCTATCTTTTTTTCATCTTGATGAGTTTCTTCAGCGCAATCAATGATACTTCTATAAATTTTTATAATATTATTATTTTCATCAATTTGTGCTACTCTTTTTGCATTATTTCGTTTTGTTTCGCTCATTTTTTGATAACTTTCTATTGCATTAATAGGATGTTCTGTATTATCTGTTTGATTATATCCATATGGAGAAATAGTATTTAATTTTAAAATATATTCTTTTTCAATTTGTCTTATTTCTTGTTCTTCGCATTCTTTTTGAAACAATATTTCAAAATTAAAATTATCTATTCCATATTTTCTTATGGCTTGATATAACGGATAATTATATTGATGAGTATCCTCGTGAGTTGCATTATAAATATGTTGATTATATCTTACATTAGGTTGAACAATAGTAGAACCTACATATTGTTTACCATTAATTTTATTAGTGAAACAATAAATTGAACTTAATTTTTTCATAATATAACCTCTTTTCTTTTTCAATTATATATGAAAATAATATTATAATAATTGTCCTGTCCTGTCCCTATCTTTATTATATAATTTCTTATCGTCCATTTATAGTTCTCCTTTCATTTTTTATCTATTATAATTATATCATATTTTTTATTGTAAGTCAAAATTTTCTACTTTTTCGTAGAAGTAATCATTTTCTTTTAAAATTTTGTCTATTTTTGTTTGATTATTTGTTGATAGGGCGTCTGCAAGTTCGTTACCTAATAAGCCTGAATGTCCTGGAACCTTTTCAACAGTAAAGTTAGGCCATTCTAATTTACAATATTCCCATATTTGTTTAACTAAATCTAGGTTTTCAATAGGCTGATTTTTCTGTCTAACCCAACCGTTACGTTGCCAATTATATATCCAATCATTAAACATATTAACACAATATGCTGAATCTGATTTAATTACACACTTATCATTTTTATAACGAGTTTGTGTTGCGGCAAGAGCAAATATTAGAGCAGTTAATTCCATGCGATTGTTAGTTGTATTTTCTTCTTGTTTTGATATAGTATAATCAATGCGGAAACCGCTTTTACAGCTTTGATCCTCGATTAATCCTACTACACCCCAGCCGCCGCAATTTTCTTTAGCTCCATTATTTTTTGCGCTTCCGTCAGTATAGATTTCTACTTTCATATAAATACACCTCTTTAATTTATTATATTATATATTTTTATATAAATCAAATAAAACAAGATAATTATTCATTATCTTGTTTTTTATTCATCATATCATTTACAATGCCAGGTCTACTATTAATTGCAGTTTGTAATCTTTCTGTTAATGTTTTAACATTAGTTTTATAAGTTTCAATATCATCTTCTAAAGTATAAATTTCTTTTTCTAATAATTTAATTCCTTTATTACTCATATCACAATTTTTCTTATTTGTCAAGATATTGTATACTCTCTTTAAAGGTTCTAATTGATATTTTGAAACTTTTATTTTTTCTTTCATATATTTAATACCAGCACGCATTTCCGCATATCTACAACCAGCAAAGTGTGAAGCTATTTCTGCATCATCTGGATGTAAAGACGCATAACCAGTAATTAAACCTAAATCTGTTGCAACTGTTACTTTTGATAAACCTGTTTCTTCATCATAATCTGATGCTATTGTTTTCATTTGAATTTTCATTTTATTTAATCCTCCTTAATTTTTTCATTTATTTCTATTAAGATATCATCTATTGATACTGGGGTTAAGTTGTGTGAATCCATTCCAACATGATACATATATGGATTATTTTCATAGAAGTTAGTATTTTGATGTGTGTGTCCATATAAATTTATAATACCCTGTTTATTAGGACTATCGTCTAGTGTTCTAGTAACAGATGGACAATGACTTAAATAAAACATTCTTTTTTTATATTTTATCATTGTTGCCCATTCAATAGATATAATATTTGAACATGTTTTATATTGTTCTACTTTTGAATCAGTATCATGATTACCTCTAATTAAATGTATTTTTCCATTTAATTTTTTAACAAAAGATATTCCTTTTTCAGTGTCGCTTAATACAACATCTCCTAAATGATAAACTATATCTTCAGGAGAAACAACTTCATTCCATCTTTTAACAATTTCTTCGCACATTTCTTCTGGAGTGTTAAATCCTCTTGCCCCATATAGAAATTCTTTATTATGCATAAAATGAGTATCACTTGTAAACCATATTTTTGGTTCTATCTTTCTATTGTCCATATTTCTTCAAACCCCTCCTCTAACTTTGGTTCTTCAATAGAATAAAACATATTTCTTACGGCATCTTCTGGTACTAATGCACGCCCTTCTCTTAATGAATTTTGTTTTAAAATCTTATCTAATGAACTTTTTAAATAAATTGCTATTACTTTATCAGGTTTTTGTTTTAAGCTATTAAATAATTTTTTACGAGAGTTATAATTAAGAGAAGTTTGGTCAGCATAAAAAATCTCATTTGCTTCAATAGCTTCATCTATTTGTCGAATAAATTCTTTATATACCTCTTTTTCTTTTGAAAAATATTCATCATTGTCCTCAAGCATACTAAAACGTATAGTGTCTCTTGATATAACTCTAGTTCCTGGATTTTTATGCTGTTGAATATAATAACTTTTTCCAACGCCAGGGCATCCTATCATTAAATACATTTTACTCATTATTATCAACCTCCTTAATTCTATGTCCGCAATCATTTGACCAATTACTGTTCCAACATTTTCCATTTATATTAAATGGACAATTACTACAAGAGCAATCTAACAAATCTTTTATTGCTATTCTATTACCATCTACAAATCTACCTAAATTATATTCTTGTTTAAAATCATCTATATTATATCCTCCAATTTCACGAATTTCTGCATGATTAACCTCTTCTCCACAATAAATACAATATAATTTTTTTAAATGACCGCTCTCTCTTTGCTGTCCTTTTTTTCTTTTCACTGGGAGACCTTCTCTTCCACATTTAGTACAAAAGAATCTGCTTTGTGTCATTTGATAATTTTTTTTCATTCTTTTATCATCTCCTTTTCATATATAAATAATTATATCATAAAATAAAAAAATAATCAATAAAAGAAAATTACTCTCCTTTATTGATTAAATATATATTAGAGACTGCTTTAAATGAGTTCGTTGCATCATACGTTCTCAATACAACTCCTTCTCGATAATCGTTATCTATTACAGATTTTCCATCTGCATAGGCTACCATTTCATCTATAGTATTAGGCAATTTAAAGTTTTCATCTAATATTGGAACGCAAGGGATTTTATATTGAGTTAATACATCTGTCATTTCTCTTGGATTTAATCTTCTTGACCCAAATTGTTTATCTCCATATATTAAATTAAAAGCCATAAAATCTATTCCTGTCATATGATAATCTCTTTTTTGAACAGATTTTCCATAGGTTTCTCCTTGTATTGTTACAAAATCTAAAAATTCAGATAGCCCAGGAGTTTCATATAATATTTTATATAAAACTTTTTCTATATCATATTTTAAAGCCATTTCTGTATAAACATTCGTTTCATAGAATAATTTATCTTCTTTTTCAGGTTTATCAAAACATACGTTTCGACTACATACATAAAAATCATATTTTTTTCTTCTTCGTTTTTTCATAGTAAAAGTAGTTGAAGTTCCATCTACTTTTTCAGTTACAAACCATTCTGTATCATCTGGTGGGAATAATTGAGGTAAGTTTTGTACTCTTTCTTCATCAGTTTTAACTACCCAGCTAGGCCAGAACGCCGCTTTTTTATCTCTTTTATTTCCTAAGAATAAGAATAATAATTTTTTACCCCAAGTTCTAGCATATAACCATTGAACTAATTTATTAGTTTTAAATAATTTTGCATGCCTTTGAGCCATTCTTTTATATTTATCAACTGATGCTTTTCTTTTATTATCTTCGACAACAGAATATTTAACTCCTAATATTTCAGTTAAGAAATCTCCAACTTCGTATGCATCAATACTCCAACCAAAATCTTCAAAAGACATTAATAATCCTTGAGAAATCATTAAACCTTTACCACCAAAAGTATATTTTTGAGTTTTTACTTTATAATGCTTTGGTGCTAAAAACGCAAAAATTTCTGTTTCAGGTACTTTACTATCAATTTCAAAATATACTGCTTTATCTCCAGCTTTGAAAGTTCCTTTTCTAGTCATGACTCTCCATCCACCGACTACTGCTGCCTCGCAATTATCAGAACCTACTATTGGTTCTATTGCATCTATTTTAACTACATATGCTAATTCTCTATTTCCTTTTTTATTTAACATTATATTTTTCTCCTTTCTTTTAATGATTGAGATATTTTATGCAATTATGTGTATTATACCAATTTATATTTGTAGTAGTTGAACATACATAATCATTACGAAAATCAATTAATTCATATATAAATATAATAAATAATAATATAAATATAAAAAATAATATAATTAAAATTCATTTTTGTACTCTAGTAAATTCATTATTTTCAAACATAAAATATAACCTCCTTTTTATTCATATATAATTATTTTAATAAAAAATTTTTATTTAATCAATTAAGGT